CACGGTCAGTACAAAGGACACATTTATACCCATTATCTTGGATGGCTATACGGCGGTCAGATGATAGCAAAAAACATTTCTCTGCCAACGCATCATTTAAAATTTGATAACGTAAAAGCGTGTGTTGATTATGTCAGGGATAAGGTCTTGGTTTATCTAACCGATTACGACAAAACCGAGGCACGCAAAGCGTTTGAATATACACTTAAAATATATCAAGAACTTTATGAATTGCATTGATACGGTTGACAGCATAGCTAGAAGATTACTGCATGTAATCCAGAATCAGCACGATGCGTATGCAATAGACACCCATGATTACGGATGGGAAAATTACAGATATCGCAGTCCTAAATTTAGATTAGGACATGTACAAATTTTCAAACAACAGAAATTTGCTGCAATACATTGCTGCGTGTTTCCGCATTACAATGATCCGGCTCCAATTTATGGATTTGATGTTGTGGCCGGTGAAAATAAAATAACCGGTGTTTTTATGGACCTTAGCCCAATCGTCGCGCCAACTAAACCATTCACCGAAATAAACATAGGTCGCATACGGGATCGCCCCGAATGGGGCGATATATTTTCGCCACATTGGCTTGCATGTCGGCCATCGATGGAAGAAATGCATGAAATCGGCAATGAAGCTGTAAGGGTACTGACCTGCTATCTCTCCACGCTGGGAGATATAGCTGACCGAGATGCTGTGATAACAGGTCAAAATCATTACTGCATGCAACAACAGCGCAATCAGCACACACGGCGAGCGTTGTCAAACATCCTCGGAGAAACCGGTGCAGATGACTACATGAGCAAGATTTTGTTTCCTACAATTTGACTTTACCACTTTGTGCTTACATAAATACATTGTAATCGATGTGATATCGGTTGCAATGGTAGCGAAGACCTAGAGGTGATTCTAGGCATGTGATAAAACCAAAGGAGGAAAACATGAATCTACCCAATCCGTTCCCTGGCATAGCAGTGAATGCAGCCGCAGCAGGCCAAGTTTCAACCCCAACACCAGAAAATTATAAATTCAAGAAAGCTGGCAAGAATGGCACGCTTATTACCATTGTGCTGGATGAAAGCGGCAGCATGAATAGCTGCTGGGATACAACCATCTCAGGCTTTAATGAATTTGTACAAGGTCAGCGCAGCGCGGAAGCCAGCGCAGGAGCAGGATATCTGACCCTTATCAAGTTTGATAGTCCACATATCAAAACCGTTTTCAACAATCGTCCACTAAATGAAGTTCCGCTGCTAGACAGGAAGAACTACACTCCAAATGGCGGAACCAATCTGCTTGACGCCATTGGCAATGCTATTGAGTCAGTTAACACGGTGCTATCTGCCAGCAAAAAGAAGGACCGCCCCGGCGTCATCATCACCATCATGACTGATGGTGCCGAAAATGCATCAACCAGATACAACAATGAAAAGATCAAGGCAATGGTTGCAGCGGCAGAAAAAGCTGATTGGACCTTTACTTTCCTTGGTGCAAACATTGACGCATTTGCGGTAGGCAGCACTTTTGGTATGAACGCCAGTAACAGCGTGAATTACAGCACTAACAACATGACAGCCACGATGACTGCCCTTAGTGAAAGCACATCGCGCATGCGATTTGCAAAAACCGCTGGAGTAAGCACGGCTGACCTTTATGCCCAGGGCCTTTATACGTCCTCTGAGCTAAAAAGCATGAAGGAGTGATCCAAAATGTTTGATACCACAAGACAATATGAGCTTACTGTTCGGCCTTTGGGTAGAAATCCAGCGGATGAATACTTCCATAATGGTGCAATCTGGATCGAAGGGCGAGAAGGCAATAGCTATACCATCGATTTGACCAACAGATCCAACCATCGGGCACTGTTTATCCTCAGCGTGGATGGTCTCGATGTGCTGGAAGGTAAGCCCGCTGGGCTGGACAGCCAGGGATATGTGATTCCTGCAGGTCAGACCATTTCCGTCCCCGGATGGAAGGTGAATGACCAGCAGGCTGCTGAGTTCTTCTTCAGCCGCAGCAGAGAAAGCTATGTCAACAGCATAGGCGGATCTACCACCAATACAGGTGTTATAGGTGCCATGGTATTCCAAGAATATCAAGATCCAGCAATCAGCCCGTTTGACATTGTTAGGTATTACAGTGGTAATTCTACTAACCATAATACACGCATGTATTCTCCAATCGTTCCTAACAATACATGGATTAACAACAGTCTATCCGCTGGTACGCCAATAAATTCTGCAACAGTTCAAGCTGCTGTGGCAAATAATGCAATGAACGAAGCTTACCCTTGTGTTGGCGAAGTAAAAACCAGCGGAGGTATTTTAAGACAAAACTATGTAAGCCAAGAAGTTGGCACAGGTTTTGGTAATGCTACAGAGTGGCAAACGGTATCAACCCAATTTAGGCGCAATAATCCTACCCAACCAGACACGATCATGGCCATCTATTACAATACCGCAAGGAACTTGGAAAAGATGGGCATTAGGCTCCGTAGAAAAAACGACGTACAATACAAAGCCAATCCATTTCCAGCATACTCATCAACCTCACCGGGGTGCCCAACACCACCGGGTTGGAAACCGTAATATAAAGGCGGAGGGATATTAACCCCTCCGCCAAACTCTTTATTGCTATACCCATTACAGGCACAACACTATTCAATCTACTTACAAGATGACCTGTTATAGTGGTAATTGGCAACCACTTGCGGAAGGGACGGTACCCCGTCAGGAACGCAAAAATATGAGCGCATCATCCGCTCGACCGGGAAGTATCGACTGTCCTTATGGTGAAAATATCTCCAGTCCGAGCCCGGTATAGTCTGACCAAGTAAAGGAATAGGTCATCAAAATCATCGCGCTATGTGAAGCATAGCATACTAACGGATCGCTCTATCTACCATTGATAACGATCAAGAGCATGCAAGGTTGATCGGTTCCCTTGTGTGTTTTCCGCTGCTGAACATTGAGTTCAGGATGTGCATGTGATGCTGGTACCGGGCAACCGCCAGCGATTTAAAAAAAAATCAAGCATGAAAACTGGTCTGTGATTACTGCCTGTACGCAGAGTTTTTCATAAAACATTCTCCTTCGCTAACGCGAGGGAGATATGGTCTATGAACCCAACCAACCGCAAAAGTCCTAGAAGAAGAAAGATATCTGCATCACAGGCAACAGTATCTTATAATCAACTCACGCAAGATCGCCCAAACTATCAGGAGATACATATGTTACCCACACAAAAAATCGCAGTAATTGGTTCAGGAATCGCTGGTATAACAGCAGCCTATCAGCTAGCCCGCAGAGGACACAGCGTAACTGTCTTTGACAAGGAACGATACCCCGCAATGATGACCAGCTATGCCAATGGAGGGCAGCTGAGCGTGTGCAATAGCCAAACATGGAACACCTGGAGCAACATGGCCAAGGCAATGGCATGGCTCTTCAAGAAAGACGCTCCTTTGTACATCAGTCCCTCCATGGATCTTGATAAGATACAATGGCTATATCACTTTTTCGTCACCACCGCCAGGGGTCAATTTGAAAAAAATACCGCAGAGACCATTCGCCTAGGATTGGCCAGCCGCTGGGAGCTGCTTGAAATAGCAGCAACAGAAAACATAAGTTTTGATCATGTAAGCAAGGGCATACTGCACATTTATACCAACCGCAAGAGCTTCACCTCCGCGTTTGACAGCGAGCGCATCATGCTCGCAAATGGCTGCGAGTGGCACATAATAAACCCGCAGGAGTGCATGCGCCTAGAACCATCATTGTCTAATCAACCTGCATTGATAGGTGGTGTTTACACCAAAAGTGACAGCACGGGCGATATACACATGTTTGTTAATTCACTTGCTGATGTGTTGCAAAGGAAATACAACGTGGCCTTTTGTTTTGACCACGATGCAAATGATGTCAATGTAAGTGATCACGGGGTTGTCATCAAGGACACCGCGTTTGACAGGGTGGTGGTGGCTGCCGGTGTGCAGAGCCGAATGCTCAGCAAGAAGTTTGGCGATAATTTTCCAATCTATCCTGTCAAGGGTTACAGCATAACGGTTTACCTGCTTGATGATCGCAGCCGCGCCGCTGCCCCTTGGGTGAGCCTGTTGGATGAGGATGCAAAAATAGTCAGTTCCAGGTTAGGACCAAATCGCCTCAGGGTGGCAGGTACGGCTGAACTATCAGGTTATAACCTTGATATCAAGCAGGAAAGGCTACAGCCGTTGCTCAACTGGACTCGCAATTGGTTTCCGGATATAGATACCAGATCATATCGTCCATGGGCCGGTTTGCGACCAATGATGCCCAACATGATGCCCATCGTTGGCCCGGGCAAACATCCCCGCGTATGGTATCATACCGGTCATGGACATTTGGGTTGGACCCTATCGGCAGGTACCAGCGTGGATCTCGCAAACATGATGGAAAACGGTTGACATGCATGAAATTCATGCTATTGTAATGGCTGAAACACCGAGGGATGATACCATGAAAACCGCTGCTGATGTTGTTTTGGCCCTGGAGGCTACGTCCGGACGTCTTGATAAGGAGCGCATCGTGCAGGCCGCCTGGGACGCTGGTATCCTGGAGTTTTTCCAGGGTGCGCTCATGAGCCTGGATGCGCTACGCACCTATGGGGTCAAAAAAGTGCCATTGATTGAAGGTGCGGATGATCCAAACTTTTTATCTGGCCTTACATGGGACAAGTTTGTGGACATTGCTGGCAAGCTTGAGGCTCGCCAGCTGACTGGAAATGCAGCTCGCGATGTTTTGCGCGCTGCTGCGTCAGCAGCATCGGCAAAGGATTGGAACGGTTTTTACAGGCGTGTGCTGCTGAAGGATCTAAAATGTGGTGTCACCGAAACCACCATCAATAAAATACTGGAAAAAAATGGTGACAGCGCGGCTCCATATATCATTCCGGTGTTTTCTTGCCAGCTGGCCAAAAATGGCGAAGACCATCCAAAGAAAATGTCAGGACCAAAGCTGCTGGATATCAAGCTTGATGGGGTTAGGATCATCAGCATCCTTGATAAGGAAAAGAATACTGTTACCCAGTACAGCCGAGATGGACGTTTGAATGAAAATTTCCCGCATATCGCTGCACAACTGGCCAAACTGCTGCCCTCCATCACAACCAGCATGGTATTTGATGGCGAAATGGTCAGCCGTTCATTCCAAGCCCTGATGAAACAACTGAAACGCAAGGATGATGTTGATACAACTGATGCCAAGCTGGCGCTGTTCGACTGCTTGCCATTGTCGGATTTCCTTGCAGGCGAATGCACGCTAACGCAAACGCAACGCCATGCTGCATTGGTTGAGTTTCAGCCCTTGCTGGCGCAGATCAGCAACGGCAGCGTTTATGTCGTGCCCAAGCTTTCGGTGAATCTCAGCACTGAGTCAGGACAGATCACGTTCAAGGAGTTCAATCGTGATACGGTTGCAGCTGGTTATGAGGGTATCATGATCAAGGATCCCCAGGCTACCTATCGTACCAAACGCACGGATGCTTGGTTGAAGATCAAACCCTTCATCACGGTTGATCTTGCCATCGTTGCGGTTGAACCAGGCGAACCTGGTTCAAAATTTGCCAACACCATGGGCGCTGTTTTGTTTGAAGGCGAGGACCAGGGGCGTAAGATCCGTGTCAGCGTTGGCAGCGGATGGAGAGATGATCTACGAAACGCGATCTGGGCCAATCGTTCGTTGGTGATTGGTAGGATCTGTGAGATCAAAGGTGATGCACTGACCCTAAACCAGAGCAGCGATGACGTATATAGCCTGCGTTTCCCTGTCTTCATGCAGTTTCGAGGCTGGGAACCCGGGGAAAAGATCTAATGTGCGTCGCGTTCGTGAATGAATTTTCTGATGACGTCAAGCAGCTAGCGCTTGACTGCGTTTATGACAAAAATCTATACGATAAACACAGCGATCACATGCTGGTGTATGCTGCATTCGTAGATAACGAGGTACAAAATTATCTACATGTTCTGGCAAAATGTGAATGGGATACAACATGGGCGTCGCTTGTATGGGATCACAAATGATGCATGATGAAACATTTGAGGGATATCCAAGACCCGATCTCATCCAGTACGTGATGGATTCATCCGTTGTCATTCCTGAGGAAAAGATGCAACACCATGACGACATGGTCCAGTGGCTGACTGAGAAATTTGAAGAGCCGCGTGCAGGTGATATTTTATGGGAAGCAATGGAAGGCCACCTGGACTATTTTGAAGGTGCTTGGTGCTTTCTACACGGTTATCAGCCTAGCTCACTGGTTTGGTTTGCCAGGAAGCAGGATCGCACGCTTTTTTCATTGACATGGTTATAAGGTAGACAAATACCATGGGAAGATTTATAGAAATAACCGCATTGAAAGATCACCAAGCATCCGAATGGGCGATTCCTAGGAATTTGTTGGTATTTGACCAACGAGAGCCGCGTTGGCCAAATGATTTGTTTCCCTATGAGCATACAATAAACGATTTTTTCTTACAAGATGGGAAGATCAAGGTAGCAATCCGTAGATTTTGCGAAAGAAGCTGTCAGGGAGACGTGGCGGTGGAAAATATCTATACCAATAACGGATATAGATCATCATGGAGATTTTGGTTTGAGCTTGACACTGACCAAAAAATGTTTTATGATGCATGGCAAAATCTCATACTGGAATCAATCTAATGACGCAGCGCATAGGATTTGCATGCAAATACATGCTTAACTCTGATGTCAAGAAATCCAAAGCCATCCTAGAATCTGAACGTGCGGTTAACACCGGCAGCACAACAGTTGCATGGCTCAATCGCCAGCCAAGGGCAGCGGCCGAATTGAAGCTCTGGCAGGTCGCAAAGCACAATCTAACCAGTGTGCAAGGTGTTTTGAAGCTGGTAGCAGGCATGGATCCATGCCTGCGCATGATGCGCTTGTCTAGCGATCTGTTACCAATGTATACCGAAGCAAACTGGGGTTATTTTTGGCAACAGCCGGATGTTAAAAGATTTTGCGAAAGAGAATTTGCTATAATTGGCGATTTTGCCCGCGCACATGACATTAAATTGAGCTTCCATCCCGGACAATTCTGTGTTTTGGCCAGCTCTGATGCCCAAATAGTTGAACGTAGCATTGCCGAATTTGAATATCATGTGGACATGGCGCGCATGATGGGCTATGGTGCCACATGGCATGATCATGGTTTCAAGATCAATGTCCACATTTCGGGCCGAGAAGGTCCGTTTGGTGTTCTTGGTGCACTCCACGTAATGACGCCCGAAGCACGCAATCTTATTACAATTGAAAATGACGAAAATAGCTGGGGAATTGACGCAAGTCTTGAGCTGGAAAAGCATGTTGCGTTGGTTCTTGACATACATCATCACCTGCTGCACAGCAGCGGCGAGTATATCAAACCATCAGACGATCGCTGCAAGCGTATCTTTGATAGCTGGCGCGGGGTAAGACCAACAATACATTATAGTCTCAGCCAGGAAGAGCTCATCGGGCAGCAATCACAAGCTGGATTGCCCAACTGGGACCAGGTGTTAGCCAAGCACAGCAAGGCCAAGCTGCGTGCTCACAGCAATGATGCGTGGAATGAGCATTTTAACCAATGGGCACTTGAATTCTGGCCCTATGCTGACATCATGGTCGAAGCTAAATTCAAGAATCTCGCTAGCCATAGGTTGCTCATGCAAGCTGTTGCCTAGTCGCTAAATAAGGCTACATTATTTGGAGACTGCAATGAATCTTGGCCAGCTTAGTAATCCAGTTATAGCCTTAATTACGCCGCGTATGCCTATTGATATGGATGCGGTATCGAGCCTCAGTCCGGAGATTGCACGCCATCTCAATGCGTTGTGTAATCTCTGCGATCACATACCAAATAGCGATAATCTTAAGGGTCAAATAGAAGACCTAAAATCACTTTTTGCTACCTATGTGCCCATGCAGGACAATATGTTGGAAAAGGATGCAGTAGCAGAAGGCGTTGTGTATCGGGTTGATGACGAGGACCCAATGAATAAAAGCGAAATCAAAATACTTGGTGGTGCAGGCCGTTATTCCATGGCAGGTCTTCGTAACAAAGCGGCGCGTGAAGCGGCACAGCTAGCAGACGATCTATCCGGCAAATATGTTGATTACAAGGGTGCAGCCCATGCGGTAAAACAGGTCGCCAACACCATAAACACCATGGTAGCAGCACTTGAAGAGCTATCAGAATATGAATCAGAACCATATCTTGAAGAACAAATGGTCAGGCACGACGCCCTTAAATCCGTTGGTATGTTGCGCAACGAACTGGTAAAATACGGTCGTACCGGTAAACCGTTGACGGATGAAGCTGTTAATAAAATAATGCAGGATGTGCTGAATAAAACCGAGCACACTGATATTAACAGCCTGTTACAAACATGGAAAAGCAGTAAAGCAGGCCTAACCCCGTTGCAATGGGCCCGTCAATCACCTGATATACATGATAAAACCATACATAATACCCAAGTCAATGCACCAATAGATGAGAGCGTTCGCGATCTCTGCGTGATTGAAATGTACGAAACCATGAAAGTTGGCCTTGGAGACCGTGCCTGGGTGGCAATTTCGAAACGTCTCAAGGCCGAAGGACATGATCCTGGGTTGATCGAGGCAGTTATAAATCGTGCAATTGTGCTGTGCTCAGGTGCCTAATTGCGTGTTTTTCTATGTAGCGTTTTTATATCCTGCTGAACCATAAATAACAACAGCTACATAAGGGATAAGGCGTACCAATGCGTGCTAGAGAACTTTTTGAAAAAACCCTAAAAGGTGCTGATCTTCCATTTGGTTCCAGAGAAGCCTTGCCTCCGTCAATGGTTGTACCTGATCTGGAGCCAAACTACGAATACTATCGCCTGCTCACGGCACTGGCTGGTATGCCAGATGACGATGCCATACCTTTAAACAGCGTGTTAAAAGATAAGCCACTTATCATTCCATATACCAAAATAGAACATGATCATGTTATGAAGATATTGTCCAAAATGGACAAAAATCCACAGCCACTTACAAAAGCCCCGAGCATTGAAACTGATGATGTTCACAAAATCAGTCCCGTAAGAACATTCAAGGACTACAAATAATGCGTATTAAAGAACTTTTAGAAGGTTATAAAACTCCGCCGCTGCGCCTTGATGTTAAGGATACATTACCGCCAACGGTTACCATACCTGAGCTACCTAACAGCAATGGCTATGATCAATACAGATATCTATTGAACATGGCTGCGGCTGAAGCAGTGGCCCGCGGAGAGGTAAAAGTTGATCAAGAAAGTTCATTTAACCAATCCATTACAGTGGTGTGTTACGCACCACAAGAAATGGAAATCGTTAAGAAAACAGACGAGCTAATGGGTGTCAAACACCAGGTCATGGTTGCAACCGCAAGCCGCGAGCCTAGATGGGTAAATTCGCAAAGCACCGTTAGGGCATTTAAGGATCTGGACCGCTAGCAACCAAAATTGTGCTTGATTTTGCGTTCATGTTGTGCTAAAAGTACAAATGTACTATTCTAAGGAGCGCAATCATGGGTGGTAATGTCTTTGAGGGCAGGACTGCTTGCATCAAACGAGAGAATATAACCCCAACTATTGACTCTTATTTTTCAGAGCTTGCACGTATTTTCCCAAATAAGTCAACAATCTTCAATGTTAACCATTTCCAACCCGTAGGGTCGGTTGGTAAAAAAGCTGAGTCAGGCGATATCGATCTTGCGATAGATACGACTTCCATCCTTGATGCGGACATGAGTGCGTCTTCCATCATCCAATGGGGTATGAATCCAACAGATGTTGATGCTGAGTATGTTATTTTAGAAAAACGTGCAAGAACCTCAACGCCATCGCAACTTCGTATGAAAGCGTTCCTAAAGATCCTTTCAGCTTATGTAAACGAACATTCAAATACGATCCTTTTCAACCATAAGAAAACAACAGACGGCAATTTATTCAGCTGTCATCCACAGATTGATCAATATGGCAATCTTCTTGGCGTTGATGTACAGATTGATTGGATGATTGGAGACCTCAAATGGCTGAAATTCTCCTATTATTCCGCTCCAATGCCGACCGGGTCCAACGTAAAAGGCCTGCATCGTACACAGCTGATGCTGGCTGCATTCAAGGTAGCCAATCTTTCATTCAACCATGTGAATGGTATAAAGGACAAGGAAACGGGTATGGTATTGGCCACCGATCCTAAGCTAGCCTTGCAAATCCTTAGCTCCCGTTTGGGAATAAATCTCACAGAGTCGGATGCTGAAAATTACTACATCCTGCATGAGGTACTGCATAAAGGGTTAAGCCATGATCACTACTGCACGCTAATCGATATCTATTTTAAGATATTGGACTCAACACGGGCAGACATACCAGACGATCTGCAGGCTTATTGGCTAGCCAAAAGGCATGCGCTGGATCTAACCGGTAAGTTTCTACCCGATAACTCTAAATTAAAGGATTATGCCTAATGTCTGGGGTTGCAGGTGCTACTAGAATTAAATCTAGAATCGATTTTTGCCAATTTATTGATAGTTATAGCAAACTGATTGAACAATTCCCGGGGTTTGTTAGCCTTCGCGCATCAGGAAGCTTCAATTCAGATAGCTCAAAGCAGGATTTTGGTGATATTGACCTGATCGTGCATATCGACTCTACAAAACCAAAGCCCGCTTTAAAGAAAGACATGCAAAAGTTCTTTGAGGCCCAATCTGATAGTGTTATCGTACCGTTTACGTCCCAGAAATATAACGGTAAACGCAGCTATAACAGCGGTGAAATTGTTACCGTGCGGTATTTTGACCCAAATCTGGGTTACAGCGTGCAAATTGACAATATCATTGCGTTAGATGCAAATGAAGCTGATTTTAAACAACATTTTTTAGATTTTACAGCAACAAAACAAGGGCTAATCTTAGGATTGGTTAAAATCTCCACTGTTGAAACAGAGCCAAAAGAACTTTTTGCTAGACTTGGAATTGATATCGCAGTATTAGATCCTGGGGGACTTATACATGTTGAAGCCCCATTTGGAAGTGACTATGATCAAGAATATGAGTTCAATCTCAGTAGCAGTGAATTGCAATTGAGAAAAGTAACATATGTACATAGTTCATATGCACAGGCATATAGAACAGTGATCTGGAAATCACAACGCATACAAGATTTGGCTTCATTGCTGTATCAGTATGATTTGAATGCTGATTTTGATTCACTTTTGTTGCAATCAAAAACCACAGTTCATAATTCTCGAAGTTTTAAGCGCATCCCTGGTGTGTTCACCAGCATGATTAGCGTTAAATCTGGCGAGGTTGGTACCAAAAAAGGTGATGAAAAGACACTGGCCATTAAAAAAGTGCAGTCAACTTTTGCGGAGATTGCGTAAATGCAAGGAAAAACCGTTGTCATTTATCCAGGAAGATTCCAGCCCTTCCATCGAGGACATGCTGCAATGTATTCGCTACTGGGCATGTGTTTTCCCTACGCCGATCGTTGGATTGCCACCAGCGGAAAAGTTGGTCCGGATAGTCCTTTTAATTTTGAGGAGCGTAAATCGCTTGCACAGTTGGCTGGAATACCCGGCGATCGCATTGCAGAAGTGAAAAATCCATATATCGCCAGCGAGATATTGGCAAACTACGATGCAACAACGGACCATGTTGTCTTTGTTGTAAGTGAAAAGGACGCCAATAGGTTAAAATTTGGTGTCAAAAAAGATGGATCTCCGACATATCTGCAAGAATGGCAACAAAACGTAGAAATGAAGCCGTTTGATACCAAAAATGGTCATGCATATGTGACCATAATGCCGGTTGTGCCCTTTGAAGTTGCAGGTGATACAGTATCAAGTGCAAGTGAAATACGTACCATGCTGGCAGATGAATCAAAAAAACAGCAGGTGATTGAGAATTTATATGGCGATAATGCTGGCCGGGCTGCGAGCATTATCGCCATGCACTTTTAGTTCAAGCCTGCCGAACAAAATAGTGGATTCGATTGCTTGTTTTTCCAAAATAATCCTCGCAGCACTTGAGTACAACATCGTTATCAAATGTTTTGCATGAAAATACATCTAGATAGAATGCCGTGCCGCCGTTGCCGTCATCTTCCACATAATGGCAGCAAATGTTTGACGTTTCGATGAGCTGTACCAATGTTATACCTGCCTTGTTACCGCTGCCAAAGCTAACAACCTGGGGCTCGCCAAATGCCACCATATCGATGCGTTTGACAAGGTCCTTGGCAAATTCTGTAACGTTTGCAATGCTGCTAATGGCTTCTAGTTTTGGTCCTGCAGCATCAACTGCCAAATGGTATCCCCAATAATTGCTCATATCATGTATTCTCCTTTGATGTACAATTGGTGTAGGCGGTATTTATAAGGTGTATTTGTGAAATATGCAATGTATGATAAATATCGCACATGTAAAAGGTTACCGGCAATGAAACTATTTGATTTTCTCAATAATAATCCAATCCGTGAGAATGACATCCAAGTCAAACCGGATCACCCACCTTACCCCGGCCAAAGTTCCGGCCGGTTGAAAAAGTTTGTCAAGCGTCATTACGGCGGAAAAATGTCCTGTGCAAAAGCAATACGGGCAATAAATGACCCTGATGCAAATAATTTCTACAAAAAGCGCGCCGTTTGGTACAAAAATTTGCATTGCAATGGACGCAAGCAAATCCGGGAAGACGACAACACCGCAGCACTGACTATTTTTGACATTGACGATACCTTAATGCGAACATCTGCGTCCGTGTTTGTAAAAAAACCAGATGGTACAAAACAGAAGCTTAGCTCAGCTGAATTTAACCAATACAAGTTAGAACCAGGTGAAGAGTTTGATTTTGGACAGTTTAGGGATGCAAAACTTTTTAGAAATACCAGCAAACCAATTGAAAATCTCTGGCGTACGGCCCAAACGATCCTATCCAACATAGGCCTGCGGCCAAATTCTCGTGTTGTCATTGTAACTGCACGGGGTGATATGGATGATAAGGATGAATTTCTGCGTGCATTTGAAGACCATGGATTGGACATGAGCAAGATACATGTTTTTAGGGCAGGTAATCTCAATGCCGGAAGCTCTGCAGAAAATAAAAAAATCATAATACGTCATTTGCTCAAAGATGGCCAGTTCACTGAAACTAGATTGTTTGACGATCATCAGGACAATTTGCGTGCTTTTCTGAGCCTTAAGGAAGAATTTCCCGATATAACATTTGAAGCCTATCCTGTTGGTGCATCTGGTACGATCGGCACTCCAATTATTGTTTAATTGCGGCGTTGGATGTTATTTTTAATCCATATGTTTGGAGATAAGCATGCCATTGCTGATTGCACACCGAGGACTGGTTGACGGTCCTGATATCAACAAAGAAAACACCGTTTCAGCCATATCGTCAGCCAGACAGGAAGGTTACGATGTTGAAATTGACGTTTGGTACCACAATGGATCTTGGTGGTTAGGACACGACGGACCGACCACGCCTGTAGAATTTGAATGGTTGATGGGCATGGACAGGGATGATGGTATTGATACACACCATGTGTGGATACATGCCAAAAGCATAAAAACCTTGTATCAATTACAAGCGCAAGAATGGCCAGGACATGTATTTTTCCACGAAAATGATCCGGTTGTATTAACAAGTTCTCGGTATATGTGGACCTTTCCTGGCCAAGAACTTACGCCCTTGAGCATTTGCGTAATGCCGGAAAATACAGATGTGATAAATCATTGTCGAGAACTGGATGTGTACGGATTCTGTTCGGATTGGATACACAAAATAGACAAGGATTTGCACCGATATGCATCCGGTAAATATTTGATATCAACTGGGGCAATAGATGCAAACCATATTAGTAGCAGGTGTTCTTAATCAACCGTTTGGCAGTTGGCCTTCGGCAAGCCAGAGTGACGACGGAGTTATATGGACGCAGATGTCCGCTCCATTTGCAGTGAACGATTTTTGTACAGCGTTGGCAACAGATGGGACCACCACAGCGGTTTCAAACCAGAGAGGATATCTATCAGCAACCACGGATATGTTTAACTGGACACAGGGTGAGATAAATGATGGTTTTGGAACCACTGACCTAGCACAGGCCGTGGATGCAAATTCAAATCCGCACTGGCTGGCGGTAGGTAGTTACAACTACATAAACGGATACGGCCCATATCCTGCACAAACAACGGTAGCACAGATATACAGGTCCGGCTCTGCCACCTCCCTATGGGAGATGGTTTGGACACATCCAAACAATAACAGCGAATTTTACCAAGTTGCATATTTTCAATCAGCACCAATAATTGACGCTGAGATTGATAATGTATGGGTAACAGTTGGCAATGATGGTCTTGGTCAAGGCAATGCATATTATAGCCTTGATTATGGATTATCCTGGACACCGGTGTTGGTTCCATCCGGCGTAGGTATAATATACAGCGTCAACACCTATACTTTAGACAACACAACAGTTTGGATATGGGGATGTTCTGGTAAAATATTCGTATCGTCGACGCTTCAATCGTCAAACTGGTCTGAAGTGTTGGTAAACGGTAATGATAACATTATTGGCATCACTGTTGATGCAAATAATGTCATGGTTTTAAACGGTGTGAATAATCTTTACATTACATTTGATGGAATAGAATATTCAACATTTAACCAACCTGGTTATGTTTTTAACAATGTTGCGGTTTTTCAATACGATTCAAATTATAGATGGTTGGCGTTTGCTCGCAGTAACCTTACCCAATACACTATGTGGTACACGGACGATTTAAAAACCTGGATCCCAATAAACAACGGCATAGAAGTGCAGGGTTCTGCCATAAACGCTTGATTGACACTGCCAGGATGTAAAACGCATGCTTGTTCTATATAACAAGAGGAGAACATAGCATGTCAATAGGTTCACTATCAAGCGGAGACAAGGCCCGGCTACAGAGTCTGATTAATGAAGGTGTTCAGGCAATGGTAGACATTGCAGCAATGAAGGATGGTCTTAAGGAGACTATAGAAAACATTGCAGAGGAACTGGACATTAAAAAATCGGTGCTCAATAAGGCAATAACCATTGCGTTTAAGAACAGCCAAAACAAGGACAAGCTTACCGAAAGCCGCGAAGAGCTTGACGAAGTTGAACAGGTTCTCATGGCAGCCGGTAGGGCCTAATACTACATGGCCAAATGGATCTTTATAACAGGCGGATGTGGTTACATTGGTAGCCACGTTGCTGCGCAAATCAAGGACCAAACCGACTATTCGGTAATGCTGATTGATCGCCGAGCCAAGCAACTGACACATACCACCCGATTTTGCGATATGGTAGCAGACGAAGATTTTGCAAGTCCGGTTGTGCGAGATGCAATACGAGACTATTGCCCAGAAGCTATAGTGCACCTTGCGGCTGACAGTACAATCGGACCAAGCATGATCAATCCAGCAAACACTTGGAACAATAACGTGGCAAAGACCCTGTCTTTGCTGGAATGCTGTGCCAACAGCAATGTGCGCAATTTTATATTTGCTAGCTCAAGCAGCGTTTATGCAGATCAAGAATTTGCCGTGGACGAAACCAGTCCGTTAGCTCCGTATAGTCCCTATGCGTCAACTAAAATGGTTGGCGAAATGATGCTAAAGGACTGGTACGGTGCCCATGGCTTGCGCAGCGTTAGTTTTAGGTTTTTTAACGTGGCTGGATCGCATAACAGATACGATTTAGGCGAACTTAATGGTAGCTCTCATCTGTTGGCCAAGATAATGGAATCGGCCGTGCATGGCACGGATTTCACGGTGTTTGGCAAGGATTGGGCAACCGCTGATAAAACCGCAATACGCGATTACACGCATGTTCTGGACATTGCAGACGCAATCGTCAAGGCGATAACCTGGTTGCCAACCAATCCCGGTGCACATGTGATGAATCTAGGTGGCGGCCAGGGTTACAGCGTGCAACAGGTGATTGATACGACGGAAATGCTGATTGGCAAAGACCTACCATATCGGTACGGTCCTCGCAGGGATGGCGACTCTGCAATGAGATTCTCAAATAATGCCAAAGCACTTGGATTGCTTAATTGGAAGCCCATGCACTCTTTAAATGAAATGATATTAGATAGCTATAAGTGGTATAGCAGCCAAATGTATCAGTCTCTTACACAAGCAAATATAAGATACAGCTAATATCTTGCTATCAACCGATAGCAAAGCTAACATGATATATTGCCAGGAGACACAAGAATGTATATCGATGCCTTTTTAGAACGAGAAAAAAATCAAATCCTGGTTGTTGAAAGAAACAAAGCTGGTAAGCGTATATTCAACGTCCATAATACCAAGTATTCTGTTTATTGGCCGGGACCACGTGGAAAGATACCAAACATACATGGAAATCTCTGCGAAAAATTCCAAACAAGCAAGCTAAAGGAATTTACTCGAGAGATCAACATGCTGCCTAAAAACAGCTTGCATGAGAGTGATATCAATCCTATTTTCCGTTGTTTGTATGATAATTATAAGAATGCCCCGTCACCTGAGCTACACGTTGGGTTCTTCGATATTGAGGTGGACTTTGACCCTTTGCGGGGTTTCTCAAGTCCAGACGATGCGTTTTCACCAATCACCGCCATTTCAGTATATTTGGCATGGATGCAACGCAATTTCACTATGGTTATCAAACCAAAAGGAATGTCGCAGGAAACAGCTGAAGAGATCGTTGCAAAATTTGAAGACACCGTGCTTTGCGAAAGCGAAAAAGAATTACTGGAAATATTCCTTGATCTGATAGATGATGTGGATATTTTAAGCGGATGGAATTCAGAAGGCTTTGATATACCCTACATCCACAACAGAATCGTGCAGGTATTGGGTAAGGAAGAAACCCGTAGATTGTGTTTATGGGGCAAGTTTCCCAAGCGTAGGGAATATGAGGCGTATGGAAGAGAAACCATAACCTACGATTTGGTAGGACGCATACACATGGATTACCTACAGCTTTATCGCAAGCACACATACCATGAAATGCATAGTTATCGCTTGGATTTCGTTGGCGAATACGAAGTTGGAGACAAGAAAACACACTATGAAGGTAGCCTAGATTCGTTATATAACAATGATTTTGAAAGATTTATCGAATATAACAGGCAGGACGTACTGCTGTTGGTTAAGATCGACGCAAAAAATAAGTTCATCGATCTTAGCAATAATCTTGCACATGAAAATTGTGTTCTGTTGGCCACCACAATGGGTGCAGTTGGTCTCATAGATCAGGCCATCGTAAATGAAGCATGGGATCTTGGTTTCATCGTACCAAATCGTAAAAGGGATGATTTCCGCAACGACTCCGGATCAAGTGATGACGATGATGAAGAGATAAACATAAACGGTGTGGTGGGTGCGTATGTTGCGGATCCAAAACCTGGTATGCATGATTGGATTGGCGGTGTCGACATCAACAGCCTGTATCCTTCGGCAATCCGTGCCCTTAACATGAGTCCTGAAACGATTATTGGACACATACGGCCGGAAAGCACTGACAAGCTTATTACCAAGCGCATGCGCGATGAAAAGAAAAGCTTTGCAGACGCATGGAACGGCATGTTTGGCACGCTTGAGTACAACCAGGTCATGAACCAGGATCTAACGCCGGTTACGGTTGATTTTGAGGATGGATCGACCTCAACCGTATCCGCAAGTGAGCTTTACGATTACGTGTTCAACAGCAGTAAAAAGCTAACGCTGTCGGCAAACGGAACCATCTTCACCCTGGAAAAATCTGGTATCATTCCGGGACTGCTTGCACGCTGGTATGCCGAGCGCAAAGAACTACAGGCCAAAGCCAAAACTGTTAATAGCCTCATTGATGGTATAGAAATTCCACCAGAATTATTAGACAAGGTTCAAAAATTATTAAGCCAAACTAAATAATCTCTATACGGAGGTATTAATAATGAATATACATGAAATAGAATTGGTATTATATAACAATAAAAATATACGGTCGCAATTACATTTACAGAGATATTTTAAATTAATAAAATACTATCAAAATAATGCTTGTATAAAAGTAAAAGGGTCAAATGGTGCATATGAGAGACATCATATTTTACCAAGGAAATTATATCCTGAATATAAAAATTCCAAATGGAATATAATAGTGTTACCGACAAAAGCACATTATTTGGCTCATTATTTTTTATATAAGGCGCTAAGTGACAAATCTTGTGTATATGCTTTTAATCAAATGCGTAGAATATCCAAAAAGAATGGTAAAACTAATTGCAGATTGTATGAATCTGTTAGAAAAGAGTTTGCAAAACTAATTAGTGAAAATAATACGGGCAAAGAAGTAAGTGAATCGGCAAGACTCGTATTAAGTAACCGTCATAAAAATACAAACACTTATAGAAATAAAACAACAGGTGAATTAAACAGGCTTACAGTAGGACAACAGCCAGATGGATGGGAACCATTTCAAACGGGTAGAATACGAACTACAGATTCAAAGAATAAAATACGGCAAGCAATGTCAGGTAGAATGTGGCAATTTAATAAAGAAACAAAAGAAGTAAGACTGGAAAAAGAGTTATTACCGGGTTTTACTTTGGGATATCCAGACTGGTATGATAATGGCTCTGAGCTAATAAAAGGATATGTTTGGATACACAATCCAGAAACAAAGGTTCATTATAGAATACCAAAAAATGACCAGATACCAGATGGATTTGTGATAGGAAGAAGTTACAACAATGTAGGATTTGCTAAAATTAATCAGTCAAACTTGTTGCGGTTGATCGATTTATCAACAAAATGTTTTGTTATAATTGATAAAAAAGATTTTGACCCAAAATTACATCTGAAAACAGGTCAAAGTCTAGAAAAAACATTTGTTTATGATTATAAAAATACTGTATATTTATCATATTGTGACTTAATAAACGCTTGTCCCGAAATTCCACAGGTTGGCAAACGTAACGACAGTCTAAATCATCTGACAGTTCCAAAACCGCATTACAATATGAAAGAGGCACGAAAAGAATTTTGCGCAATAAATGTAGGAAAAACTATGAATCAAATTGGACTAAAAGTTATAAAAATAGCAGACTATGTATATGATAGGAGGACCATTTATGTTAGATGCAACAGTGATTAATCAGGCTATACAGTCTGGTGATGCTGAAACACTTGCTACACTGATTAAGGAACAAAATTTAGAAATAAAAGATGGCAAAGTTGTTGCTGGCCCCAAGATAGTAAAACAATCTTTTGATTTTTGGGATCAACGCCAATTGATTAAGAAAATTCTACTAAATTCGTAAATATTGCGACGTGAACAGGTAACTGTTTAATGAAAACCGCTCTAATTGCTGGAAACTCCTTGATAAGGACAATCAGCAGCCAAGCATCGAAAGATGAAGGTTCAACGACTAGGTTGAAAGACCGTAGATCCAAGTGGATCGAAACGGGCGGCATCCAATTTAGTTGGATGGTGATATAGTCTCCTCTGCATGGTAACATGCAGCAGCACGTAATGGTGCGGAATATGGCTTAACGAGCATATTTGAAGATTTGGTATATGGTGCACTAGGCAACCCTGGGTCAAGGTTCTTCGATGCAAGAGTAGCACAAAGCACTACACTAAGCGGACGCTGCATCGTGAAGCATATGTGTAGTAAGATAAACGAAATTATCACAGGTGATTATGATTATAAAGGAATAGCATCAATTTACTCTGATACTGACTCGAATTATTTCTCTGCTTATCCTGTCATGAAAGATCTTCCAGAATTCAAGGACTTTGAGTGGACCAAGGAAAACGTAACCGATCTATATGATAAGATTGGCGACATGACCAACGCAAGCTTTCCTGAGTTCATGAAGAAAGCATTTAACTGTCCGGAAAAAAACGGAGCCATAATCAGTGCAGCACGCGAGCTTTGTGCAATCAAAGGATTGTTTATCAAAAAGAAAAGATATGCCGTGCTTATCTATGATAAGGAAGGCAAGCGCAAGGATACAAACGGTAAAAAAGGCGAAATCAAAGCAATGGGGCTTGACCTCAAACGCAGTGATACACCAAAGATCGTACAGGAATTCCTCAGTGATATCCTGGTTGATGTGCTCACCGGGGCAAACGAAGCTGACATCCAAACAAAGGTGTTGGAATTCAGAAAGGAATTCCGCAGCTGGCCAGGGTGGTTGAAAGGTTCTCCAAAACGAGCAAACAAGATAACCTATTATGAAGGCATCTTGAATTCTCAAACAACAATGGATTGGAAAACTCCTTCCAGTGCTAAAAAAACAATACCTGGTCATGTTCTGGCCAGCATAAACTGGAATAGATTGAAAAAGATATATAACGATCACTATAGCATGCCTATCCAAGACGGATTCAAGGTTATCGTATGCAAACTACGCCCTAATCCCAGCGGATTAACATCGGTTGCGTACCCAGTGGACGAAATGACCCTTCCACAATGGTTTAAGGATCTGCCGTTTGATGACGAAACGATGGAAGAAGTGCTGATAGACCAAAAAGTCAAAAATTTGCTTGGTGTTCTTAATTGGGATCTTGATGCAAACAAAAATGCCAATAGTTTTGGCGATCTATTCAGTTTTTAACAAAAGGAAAATAAATGAATAAAAAAATATATACGCCAGACGAACTCAAAACACTTGTTGACGCGCTCAATGGTGCACCGTCATACTTGTCAAAGCGATTCGTATTAAAGTATCTATGCGGTTGGTCAGACGATATGATTGCAGAGAACGCGAAACTATGGCAAGAGGAAAATCAAGCAATGAAGATGGGAGAAAAAATGTGGCGCTAAAGGATTATGTAAAGGATCTTACAACTTATGTAACCCCTACAGGGTTTTTTGATAAGATCAAGATCACTGCTACCAATAAAGAAATCTCGGCAGAAGGTATGGAAAAGGAAAAGGAAGTAATCCTCAAGGGGAAGTTTTCCAAGCCTCTAGCCGAGCTTGAAGGAGAATTTGGATTGAGCAATCTTTCGTTGCTACAAACCATTTCAAACGATCCTGAGTTTTCGTCCAATGACAGCACAATGACCATTGTGTATGATACCAAGGCAGGAGAAAAGGTTCCAACTGAGCTTGCGTATCAAAACAAAAGCAAAAGTTATATCAATTATCGTTTCATGAATAAGCAGTTGGTACCAGACCAACCAAAGTTCCTGGAGCCAAAGTGGGATGTTGTTATAACTCCAAGCAAGTCAAACGTCCAGCAGTTTACATGGGCAGCCAACGGTCTTGGTTCATATGAACAGTATTTCATACCACGCATTGTTGATGGCGATCTCAAGTTCTTTATCGGAGAGGACGATGCTGCAACACAACGTGGTGGCGTGGTGTTTGCAAGCGATAGAAAGGAAACATTTGACAGCACCCATAAGTGGAAAATTGCACAGATTCTTGCGGTGTTGAAGGTAGCTGATACCTGCGATTGTGAAATGGCATTTTCAACCAAGGGTGCCATACAAATCACTCTTAATACCGGGGTAGGCAGTTATAGGTATATCTTCCCTGCAAAGGTTCGATAAGTCAATCAAGTAGCCCGGATGATTTCCGGGCTACTTTTTGTTTTGATAAATATCACTGCATGAAATTAAAAAAACACTATCGCACCATTGTAATAAGCGATTTACACATGGGCAGCAAAGGTTGCAAAGCAGCACTGCTGAATGATTTCCTGCGTAATCATACCTCAGACTATCTATATCTAAATGGGGACATTTTTGATTGCTGGAAGATACAGCAAAATAAATGGTATTTCAATCGGCCACAAAGCAAGGTCCTGCGTAGGTTGCTTAAAATAAGCCTATCTAAAACACAGGTTGTTTATGTACTAGGCAACCACGACGATTTTTTCCGTAATTTCATAACATATAACGTCAATCTTGGCAAAATACTTGTTGTAAATGAGCATACCCATATTGGAGCCAATGGACAAAAATTCTTGGTAACCCATGGCGATATGTTTGATACCGTAACCCGAGTGCACAGATGGGTCAGTTTTCTTGGTGACAAGGCCTATGACTGGTTATTGCGCATGAATGGCGCGGTCAACGCCTGCCGTAGATTGATCGGTTTGCGGTACTGGAGCTTGAGCCAATATCTTAAAACCAAAGTAAAAAAGGCCGTTAACTTCATTTATGATTTTGAAGAAACCTTGGCCAGATATGCCAAATCTAAAAATTACGAAGGCGTTATCTGCGGACATATACATGTGGCAGAGATAAAAGATCTACATGGTATAACCTATCTCAACAGCGGTGACTGGGTTGAATCATGTACGGCACTGGTTGAAGATGATACTGGCTGCTGGTCCATAATACACTGGCATAAGACAGATAACGAACTTCGCAATCTAACCAATACCATCAAATGAAAATATGCTTAGTTACGGATACGTGGAACAATGTAAACGGCGTTGTAACAACCCTCAACGCCACGGTTCATGAGCTTGAACAACGGGGCCATACCGTAAAAATATTACATCCAGGGCTTTTTAAAACATTTTCAATGCCCAGCTATCCTGAAATAAAATTGAGCTGGAATCTTTGGAATCTTGGTTCCATGATTGAGCAGTTCGATCCTGATGCAATACACATTGCAACAGAAGGTCCTCTTGGCTGCGCAGCTCGATGGTATTGCAAGGTTAGAAAAAGACAGATACCACACAATACCAGTTACCATACCAAATTTCCTGAATATCTGAAAATACATCATGGGATACCATTGTGGATAGGATATTGGTTTATGAGATTATTCCACAAGTTTAGTTCCAGGGTATTGGTCACAACCGCAACGGTTAAAAATGAACTTACTGACCGTGGATTGACCAATTTGGTGGTATGGAACAGAGGAGTTGACCATGCTGTTTTCAATTCCAGCGGTCGTTGTGAAACCTTGGCCAGCAAGCCAGTGTTGTTATGTGTCAGCCGTGCAAGTTATGAAAAAGGACTGGATGAGTTTTGTTCATTACAAACGACTGGGACAAAAATACTTGTTGGCGATGGTCCGTATCTAGAAGATCTAAAACAGAAATATCCAGATGTGATTTTCACAGGCTATAAAACTGGGAAAAATTTGCAGCATTACTATGCAAATGCGGATGTTTTTGTTTTTCCTAGCAAAAGTGACACATTTGGAGTAGTTATGTTAGAAGCAATTGCATGCGGAACACCTGTAGCAGCGTATCCAGTTACTGGGCCCATTGATGTCTTAACACCCGGTGTTAATGGGGCAATGGATACTGATCTCTACGTTGCAATTGAATCTGCACTGAAACTAGATAGAACCGTAGTTGAAAACAGCAGCCAGTGTTTCACTTGGGCTGCGTGCACCGATGTTTTTGAACGAAACTTGGTTAAAATAAAGAACCAGCAAACAAGTTGATTAACCGCTTGCAGTTGATTATCATCACTAATAACAGCGGAGAATGACAATATGACAACAGAACCGACAAGTAGAATGATTTATGTGACATTTTGAATGATTTATGTTACCTTCGTTAAATAAATCGGAGGTAACCAACATGTATTACATTTATGCACTGATTGATCCGCAAAACTACCAATATTTCTATATTGGGAAAGGAAAAAGAAAGAACAACCGACATTTGGATCATTTGCGTGAAAAACACGGAAAGATTAATCCATTAAAATGGCATCGAATTCAAAAAATTCGATCATTGGGTATGGATGTATTGTTTGAAGTTATTATTGACAATATTCTCGATGAGAACATAGCTTACGATGAAGAAACTCGGCTAATTAAATTATACGGTAAAATTGTTGACGGAACCGGAATACTCACTAATATTATAGATGATGCTAAACCTCCGTCTTGGAAAGGGCGTGTTAAGTCAGAAGAGCATCGTAAAAACTTGTCTAAAGCACACCTCGGTAAAAAGCTCAGTCAAGAAACTATTGATAAAATCCGCGCAACAAAATTGACTAATGGAACACTTGTATCTAATGGAATGACCGGAAAAACTCACTCCGACGAAACTAAAGAAAAAATTCGACTACGGAAAATAGGTACCATTATGTCACAAGAAAGTAGTTTGAAGAAAAGTGAAAAAACAAAAGGGCGAACTTGGTCTGAAGAAAGACGTCTAGCAGCTATGAATGGTAAAAAGACTGGGCCAAAAAGTAAAACTTGGTCCGAGGCTAGAAGAGCTGCTCATAATAAATGCAAAAGTAAGGAAGATAAACCAAATGACAACAAATCCGACAGTTTAAATGATGTACACGACGTTTCAAAAAAAGATGGATCCACAAGTATCCAGAAGCACTTAACTGATACGATGATTATCAAGGAGACCGACTATGAATAAGAAAACATTTGTCTATTGCACATTCCAGAAAGAGGCTTATCACAAGTTCCCAGGGGCCGATACAAATCCCAAATATGCAACTGGCGATGAGTATGATGTAAGCCATCTTGGATTTAGGCATATGCACTACTTCAATTTTAAGGTGTGGGTTCAAGTGACCCACGAAAATCGTCAAATTGAGTTCATACAAATGCGGAGATGGATCGAGAATCTTTACTCAAAAGGTATCCTTGAGCTTGATAATCAAAGTTGCGAGATGATGAGTGATGCCTTGTATGAAAAACTTATCGATCGCTATCCTGGCATGGAGATTAAAATAGATATTAGCGAGGAAGGCATTAACGGTTCGTATACCGAATATCAACCCTGATATTGTGTTTTGAAAGCCAACTAGGGTTGTATAAGTTGTTGGCTTTTGATCCACCATACGTTGTAAATAAGAACAACGCAGTATCGACTCTGCCTCCTGTAAACACCTTCAGACCGTCTTTATAAATCTCATAAATCTTGCTATTTTTCTTTCCAGATTTACTCCTTGCATCTTTCAATCTACAAACTGTTTCGCTATCATACAGCTCTTCGTATGTTTTTCCTTTCATTTTCTTGCTGGGATTATTTTGTTTTAGTTGTGTTGATCTTTTTAATTTGATTTGGTTGGATTTCTCTATGCCATATATCTCTTCATAAGATTTACCGGCGTTTTTGTTTGGTGTTGACTTTCCTTTTAACATACTACCTTGATGAAATCCGGTGGGAGGTAATTCACTAGGTTGTAGTCTTATATTAGAAATGCCGTTTGTATATACAATCCAACCTCTATTATTAGTATTAGCATTAAATGATTCAATTATATTGTTGATATGCTTTGAAGATTTTTTCTTGCCTTTTAGAGCTGCTGAAACTTTTTGTCCGTGTCCTTTTGGTTTTTTGGGTCCCTTCAGTTCTCCAAGACCTAAAGATACTATTACTTTCGCAAATGCAGTCTCCATCCATTTATATTGGTTAAAAGAATATACATACACAAGCTTCCTTCCAAGCAATGGGTGTTGTCTTGAATCAAACGTAACTCCATAGCTGTTATTCAACCATTTTGGATTATCTATAACTTTCATCCGGCGTAGAACTTTATCTTCCCACATTCTCGCATCTTTACCTGATTTAAATATTTTTCGAACTTTGTAATCAAATGAATCCTTACCCAATAATTCTATTCTTTTGGCTATCTGCACAGAGCTTGTAAAATACTTGACCCATAATTCAGACGGATGGCATCCACGGGCGTACCTTACGCCATAGTATACTTCTCCAGTTGGTATGCATTTGATCAAATATGTATATGGGGTTGTCATCACATTCTCTTGGTTATGTCCATCGTCATATATTTATCTTGACAATACCATTAATTTCTTCACATCATAGTATGATACAGTAAGATTTATAAAATTAAAACAAAATTTAATGTCGACACACAACTAGTTGAATAACAAAGGTATAAGTGTCAACTGCACCAACTGCACCGATTGTGCAGTTGAGCTAATGCTATTAGCGAAGATGGCAAAAACTGTGTAACATTAGAATAAACAAAGGATACGTAATGAAGAACACTAAATTTGATCCAGTAACTGGTGAACTAGAATATACCCATAATGGTTATATTTTCCGTCTTACATCAGAAGCCGTCATTGACGCTCTCAATTATCAAGGAATTGACATATTACATCACGTGTCAACGATAGTAGATAGCTTCGCTCCTGGTAATGGCGAAAGAATACGTGTAACCATACACCGAGACTTAGCAGATGATATTAGTTGGATAGAACACACTATACGAGTATCAAAGGTGCAACAATGAGAAAACTTTTCTATATGTCGTTGGAGTCATACAACTCAAGATACACTTACCAGCTAACCGAATGGACTCGTCGAGTCTTTGATCGCCGGGAGATCGACTATGTGATTGTGCCGGGTCAAACACTTGATAACAGCCAAGCCATTGTCACAGGACAAGTCTTGGATGCACATGGACGCAGCTACTTCTCCATGAGCCAGATGATGAACTTGGTTCAGATGATGAAGAATGGACAGGTCACCGGCGAGGACGTGGTCTTCTTTGAAGACATGTTCTCACCAGGTATTGAGAGCCTGCCTTATATCATGAATCAGATTCCCGAGAAGATGCGTCCGCGAGTCTATGTTCGATGCCTGGCTCAAACCATTGACCCTGATGACTTTGTGCATGTGTGGGGCATGAGTAAATGGATGAGCCTCTACGAAGCCATGGTCAATGAGTTTGTCACAGGTGTGTTGGCCACTAACGAAGAGATGGTGGCTCACATGCGGATCGCCAACTGGACTGCACCTATCTACAATATCTCAGGCTTGAGCTTTGGTAAGAATGAAGTGCTAGAGCGCATAGGCGGCGCAGATAATATCAAACCGTTTAACGAACGTGCGATTAGGGTAGCGTTTTCTGCAAGATTTGACCAAGAAAAACAACCAGAGTTTTTTATGGATTTAATTGAACTGGTCAAGTCAATTAGGCCGGAGATTGAATTTTGCGTGCTAAGCGGAGGTACGTTGCGTAGCAATGCACCTGCAAGCCTAGCCAGAGCAAGAAACTTGCAGGAACAAGGATTGTTGGTAATTAAAGAAAATCTCAGCAAAAACGAATACTACTCACTGCTTAACGATACTAGGGTGCTGTTCAATTGTGCATTACAGGATTGGGTAAGCAACACGGTAAGCGAAGCTGACACGCTTGGTGCAAATGTGCTTTATCCTGCATATCGTAGTTTTCCAGAAACGTTTGCCAATGATCATTCCAGGCTTTATGTTCCGTGGAGCATGGATGATGCCATCTCAAAGCTGTTTGTGCTGCTCGACTCGCCGCATGGCAAACAAGGTAGCATAAGTGATTGGAATGACGGGACTATTAATCGCATTATTGACATAATAACCGGTAATGGAGAACAATGGCGTAGGGACGGCGTTGACTATCGCCAACACACAAGAGGATCAAAATACTAATGGTTAAAAAGAAACAAGCGTCTGAAATACTGGATCTAACCGCTTCAAACTCTGATTATGCGGTGTTCTTGCCCAGTATCAGTTCGATATATGTGAAAATACAAAGCCAGCAGCTCCTAGGCAAACGTCCTGCATTACCACCTGGTATGAATAGGTCCTGGGACGATTTGGATTTCCTTTGTCGCAATGGTGATTTGTTCACCTATAAGTGGGCACTGTACAGTGCGGGTCATGCGCAATTGGATGTGATCCGCACAGACACTGAAGAAAGCATGGTACAAAAGAGAGATCGTGCAAATACCGTGTTGATCGGCGACAGCGGCGGGTTCCAGGCTGCAACTGGCGTTCTTAAATGGCCGTGGAAGCCAAAGAAAGGCCAGGACGATGCAGCTTGGCATGCTGATCAGGATAGCGTGCGAATGAACATACTACGATGGTTGGAACATACCGCTGATTGGAGCATGATTTTTGATTTTCCTCCGGGTGGTATCGACCGGTTTGGTTATGATGAAAAAACCGGAGAAGCCAAGCATCCTGGACTCAAGAGCTATGCAGATTGTTTGAAAGGCAGCATTGAAAATGCTGAGTTCTTCATGAAGCACCGCAGGCATGGCGACACAAAGTTCCTTAACGTGCTGCAAGGTCGTAACCTGGAGGAAGGTGACGAATGGTGGGATATATGCAAGGATTGGCCCTTTGAAAGCTTTGCCTTTGCAAACATACAAGGCCATAGCATTGCACTAAACATGCGGCGACTCATCATAATGCGAGATGGCGGATATTTGGACAAAGGGCAGGATTGGTTACACTATCTTGGCAATGGCAAGATCAAGGCCGCATGTAGCTTAACGAACATACAACGTGCGTTGCGCAAACATGTCAACCCAAATGTTACATTGAGCTACGATGCCGCATCACCGTTTGTAATGACGGCAAAAGGACAAATTTACAACACATATGCAATCAATCCAAACCAAATGGGATTCAAAGGCAGCAGCATACCTGATGCAAAGGAATTGAAAGGCAGCACAACATTGCTGAAGGATTGGATCATGGGTCAGATGCTGAAAAACAAGCAGTATTCCAACGAGATCAGCACGTTTGATAGTTTATTTGAACATAATTTAACCGACAGAACACAAGCAATAGAAACTGCCATTAGCCGTAAAATCACCCTTGGCGATATTTGTGTCAAGGGTTATGAGGATGTGAATGGTAAGGATATTGAAGCAACCAACGAAGCCATACAGCAAGAAATGGGACTATTACAATACGACCAATTTGAAACCCGTAAGAAGAAATACCCAAGTGCGCTCGATGGCATGAGTTATGTTTTGTTGATGAATCATAACGTTGAGCTGCATATTCGTGCATGCCAGGAGGCGTGTTATTGGATGGACCAGCCTCTTTCCATTGCAAGGCAACATTTGCCCAGCGATGTATTGGAATTCAAGGACCTTTGCGAGGAAATCTTTATTTCGGAAAAACCAATGGACCTGATCAACAAACACTGGACCATGCTGACCAATGGTACGGGCATGAATGCGGATAACGAGTTACGCATAGATATTAACAAGATATAATGGTTAATTTGTATTTCCATTTGATACCGATTACAACATTGCAAATGCCAACGGAGGTCAACCATGAAACGCGACTATACTAACGGAATAAAAGATGATGTGGAGTTCTTTGTTGGCACGGAAGTTGAACACACACCTGCGTTTGGACTTAAAACACTGTTTGTAACCGGGGTGAATCCCACCGAAACCATCCAACGTTTAGTGGCACAGCATGGATGCGAACACATCTATCTTGGTGCAAACATGAGTTTTGATCCGGGCAACTTTCTTGAGGATCCAACCAGTAGCGATGCCTGGGACCATATGATTAAATCCGTATTGGAATTAGGGGTGTTAACCACCCTTGATTTTGACGTGAAACATGTTGAATGGGTTTTGGAAGGCTGTTATGCGGAGCATGACAATTTCATACCCCAGATTTCCGTTAAAATTCCATATATCGAGCAGTTGCGTTACAATGCGACATTGAAGATAGATGACAAGGATTTTAAAGCAAGCAATCCAGGTGTTTGGTGCCATAGCTTGCACGATCTACTGGATAGGAAAGCTTTTACACCATGGAACAAATATACAAAGGATGAACCTTTATGACAGACCCAACATTGGAATTTTTTGAACAATACCGTTCTAAAAAGACAGAAATTGAAAATTTAAAATCACAGCTAAGGGTTTTAGATGAGGATGCCCAACGTTTAAGACACAACATAAGAACCATGAATGAAGAAGTTGAGTCAATGCGTAAAATTATTACCACCATGGTTGACAATGGTTGGGACCCGGTTGAAGCCAAGCTTCGAACCGAGGAAACTGATAGGCAATTTTCATTTTGGACTGAACTAGGTGAGGAATCAGATACAATATCAAGCATCACAATACATTCAGCAATTCCCAGTTCAATAAGTCAGCTAACGGTCTCGTCGCAGTATAATTGGGGTGCAACCGGAGCCACAGGTTCAATTGGATCAACAGGGGCAATTGGTGCAATTGGTTCCATGCAGGGATGTTATAGTTACCCTTACGGTGCCAACGGTTCAACTGGTGCATAAACACACAAAATGATGGTTGAATATTGCCTTTCATAATTTTTACAAATACACTAACATCATAGGCTCTTAAGGATCGAAGCAATGACAGCAGTTAGCAACAAGATACGCAATCGGATAAAAGAAAATGGTGGAAAGTTTTTCTGTAATAATAACATTTCAGAATACATCCAGCCAAACGAAATAGATCTTCTCATAGATGAAGTATCTGTAAAGATGGAAAGCGTCTTACAAAGCTTGGTCATTGATACCGACAACGATCATAACACAAAAGATACCGCACATCGTATTGCAAAAATGTTTTGCACTGAGGTGTTTGCAGGTAGATATCTACCTAAACCTAAGATCACTGCATTTCCCAATGCCAACTCATACGATGAGGTATATGTGACCGGTCCAATTTCAGTCAGATCAACATGTGCGCATCATTTCCAGGCCATCAAAGGTAAGGCATACATTGGTGTTTTTCCGGGTAAGAATGTAATTGGGTTATCAAAGTTCAATCGCATGGTTGACTGGATTGCAAGCCGTCCCCAGATACAGGAAGAAATGACCATACAGATTGCCGATCTGGTTGAAGCTGAAACACAAGCTGAGGGTGTAGCTGTGCTTATCCAGTGCGAGCACGGGTGCATGACCATGCGAGGTGTGCGCGAGCACGAAAGCGACATGACCACTTCAGTAATGCGTGGAGCATTCCGTGAACACCCACATATTAAACAGGAATTCTTCAATATCGTTTCTAGGATGAAATGATATCATGACCTTTGGTATTGGGTATCAAGAGTATCGTAAAAAGCGTGTGATGAATGAAAATTTACGGTATGGTGACATAGAAAAAACCGGCAACGAACGATACATAATTTACTTTGGTTGGGCGCATGTGATCGACCATCTATCAAATACAGAACATACAGGGCCTCTGAAGATCGGTCGAGGTAAGTTTGCCACAGCATTGATGCGAGGTAGGAACCAGCCCGGTATAGATTTTAGGATTTATGCTGAAATAGTATTGGAATCAAATGAAGCAACATACGCTGTTGAAAATCTGATAAAATCAAAGCTTGGTGATAGAAACATGACATTATCACAAAATCAACAGGAATGCTATAACATAACAAACCAAGAGCTTCCTCAAATCGTTGAATCCATATTATACGATGTAAAAGGAACAATGAAACAATATCCGATACTTGAGGTTAATATCTTTCTAAATACCACGTAAATATCTCGGTGGTCTTTGACGCTCACCCCACTTTAAACATTCTGCGTGTCATCAAACTCGCTCAAAAGGAGACAAGAGATGGCGAAATTTATTAGTACAAAGACTTATAGACAGATTGGGCCTGTTGCATACCGCCAATGGCGGGCTGACATCATATGACTTAATGAAATGCGTATCCGTGCATAAATAATACAACATAAGGAGCATGGATATGCCAATGACGTTGCAGGATTACATAGACAAATACGGTGAAGCGTCTGGAACTAAACGATATAATGGAGTTCGTAAACTATTAGCAAGCCGCAAAAAAACTTATGATTCGCAGCCATACACACGATTTACTAAAGAATGGTTTATCTGGAAATATCCAGAAGATGGGATAGATCGATTTAATGAACATGTTAATAAGTCGCGTCAATCAGAAGAAAATATGATTAAACGTTGGGGAGAAGAACTTGGTAAGAAAAAGTGGCAAGAGACTATTGCTAAAAAAAATACTGTAGCACTAGTTAGAGCACAAAAAGGTGAAATTGGGGTGACAAATATGTCACAGAAGAGAAAGGAAAGCTTATCTAAATACTGGAATGATTTATCAGAGGCAGAACAAATAGAAAAACGAGCAGCTATTAATGCTAAATCTAGCGCTACAAAAAAAGAACGATATAGCAGCAAGACAAAATTAGAACTGTATTTAGAAAAATACGGAGAAGACGGACATATAAAATATGCCGAATTTCTTCAAAACACCTTCAAATCTATCGGTTACTCTAAGGAAGCAGAAACTTTAATTAAAAATATTATCTTCGATAATCCTTGGTTACTAGATTATACTATATACTATAGAGATTCTGAAGATAAGACAAAGTGTGAATGGTTTTTAAGTTCTAAAGAAGGGGTCAACTTTTATGATTTTTGTGTCAAGGAAGCAAAGGCGATATTAGAATATGATGGGTTAAGATGGCATCCAACTGAAGAACAAGCAAACGAATTAAAATCTGAACTAATGGCAATAACTGGGCTAACATACAGTCAAAAATATTGGAAAGATCAAGAAAAATTAAAAATGGCCATAGACCGCGGATTCAAAGTCTTTGTACTACGATCTGATTTTGCAGAACAACACAAATCAAGCATAATAAGTCAATTTATTAACTACATAAAGGAACAGCTAACATGACATATCAGCTGGTAGCATACAAGTTTACATCAACAAAAGAGTATATTGACGAATTTCCATGCGCCTACAAACAATGGAAGGCCGATACCCATTGTTCAAAAAACCATGGTTACTCACTTAGTATGAAATTCTATTTTGGCGCAAATGAATTAGACAAAAGAGGATGGGTTTGTGATTACGGCGGCCTTAAGGAACTTAAACAAATTTTAAAAGACCAGTTTGATCATCGCACACTTATTGCTGCTGATGACCCAGACATTGAAAAATTTCGACAACTTGAGAAAGATGGAATCTTAGATTTAACAGTGCTACCTGCTATGGGATGTGAATGTATAGCCGACATGCTATACAAGTATGTAAATGGCATTTACATACCTGAATATCTTGGTAAGAGTGAATCAGATCGAATTTGGTGCTATCGAGTTGAAGTTCGTGAAACTGCATCGAACATGGCTTTCAGAGAAGGTCATAGAGAATGGAACGAAGACTTGTTTGAAGGGATCGGCTATGATTAAAAAAAACCAAGTTGTGGGTCGCCAATATTGAAAACGATCCAAGCGATCCAGACGGCGCCTTGCTAACGTTTCCTGCTGAATTTTTAGAATCGGTAGGATGGCACGAAGGTGATACGATTATTTGGAAGGCCAATGCCGATGGTACTTTTACATTAACCAAGAAAGAGGAAATCGAAAATGTCTGAAAGAAGACCCGTACCAAATGACACCATGGCAACTTCTTACCTAGGCAAAGTTGCTGAAGAAAATGGAAAAACCATACTGGTTTTTCCTCCATCGATGTTAACGGATCTAGGCTGGACGGAAGGTGATACCATCGTGTGGGATATCCGCAGGGATGCTGTTGTGGTACGTCAATCGGATGGCTGAATGGATTTATGAATCGCCTGATGGAGGAATAACCGTTACAAGGCGTGTGTTTGGCCAGCATGATAATAAGCCGGATGGTAAGCATTTCAAGATTGGGCAGGATGCATGGTTACCGATGGGCCATATGATAAAAATTGCACAACAACATATCAAGGAGCAATCATTGCGCGACGAATATCCCGTCCTTGACGATTTGTGGAAGCAGTATCGTACCATGCTCTGGCTGGTATCTGCAGGAGATAGCAAGTGAGTGATGTTTGGAATAAAATTTGGTCAATGGTTTGGTCCTCCGAATCATCCAATTCGTCTGATTCGTCTAGGACGAGCATTTCCAATGTTGGAGATGGTGTTGGGTCTGGCAATGTTGGTTCTATTACCGACATCAATTTGAACAATACCACCTGTACGGTCACGGCAGGAACCGTTACCACGGCTGCAACCACATACACCAGTCTTGTACCAAACGGTGGATATTCAGTTGGCGTAAATGTTGCCGGAACCGTGGCTGGTAATTATACATGGCCAAATAATTTTGGCAATTACAATGTTATTTCCAATACTGGTGCGCTTTATCCAAATACCATATTGGGTACAAACTCTTTACAGCAAAATATCACGACCTCGGCCATTACAATAAATGGGTCAACGGGTACAGCGTTATCCATATATTATGACGGCCGGGTAGAATGGACCGGCCCATTAAGCAAAAACGCAGAGGCGTTTGTTAACGCAGTGTCTTTCAACATTGATAAAAACGCAGCAGGTGAAAACGCGCTGGCTAGAAGCTATAGAAAGGCAATAGAGCGCTGTCTGCGCCAGATCAAAACCATGAGCAAGGAGGAATTCATTGCAATGCTTGAAACTGAAGTTGAAGCACGTATGAGCAAGGCGGTGCTCATGGCCTTGATGGAGGAAGCGTCTGATGATGAATGATCTAGCAGAAGAATCCTTATTTGTTTTGTGGGATCGCCTCAATCATGACGAAATGCAAGAAAGGATCAACTGGTTGCGAGAAAATTTAGCAGCAGGCACTGATTGGGGATTTTGCGGCGAACGAAGAACACTGGTACTGACGAACAAATCTTCCAAATTTCTATACAAGATGAGATGGTTTGAGCCAGGTCAACAGACTTTGGCAACTGATATCAAGATTGGTATGGATGACGAGTGAAGTTGACGATCGCGATCTGCTGCAACAAACTACTATAAAGAAACAGATTAAGGATTTTTTTTCTATGTTTGGACATAACCAAATTGTTGGTGAAAAGTATTTTAAGGATGCTGGCGAGAAACTGTTTGTAACCAGCATCTTCTATACCTTGCAGGGGGAAGGCCCTTATCGTGGTGAGCCGGCAGTGTTTGTGAGGCTCGCCAAATGCAATCTCAACTGCTCGTTTTGTTTTGTACCGTCTACTCCCATTCTAATGGGAGACGGCACGACAAAAAACATAGTTGATGTTCAAGTAGGCGATATGGTTATGTCGTGGAACGGAACACAATATCTACCGAAACCTGTCATTCGAAAATATGAAAGTATAGCCAACCGTATCATGAAGGTTGAGGCTGGTGCCCGTAAATTTTGGGTAACTCCGGAACATCCGTTCCTCACTTCAAACAGAGGATGGGTTGATGCACAAGATCTCACACAGGGTGATATACTTGTTCATTTCAGTGTAAGTGATCGCATGAGCATGTTCAATCCAGTTCTCCAAGATGGGTTTCTTCGCAAACCTCTTTCGCCAGATGCTGCACAAAAAGCTCGAGAAAATCTTATCAAGCTGTGGAAAGATCCAGAGTTTAGAGCCGCTAATACTGCTAGAATGATTGACAGCAATCCAATGAAAGACCCTGCGGTCGCTGCAAAAGGATTCATTTCAAGAACACATCATAAGAAAAGTGGAGTTGAACTCCGTTTTGAAAAAATATGTGAAGGGCTTCCGATCACTTATATAGGTGACGGAAGCGGCGAAACTATTGCACATCGCATACCAGATTTTATTGTCGACGGGCAAAAGAAAGTAATTGAAATTTGGGCTGCTGATGCAGACTTTGCTAAAGACAGAGATGACACGTGGGTTGCTAATCGACGCAAACTTTTTGAAAAGAATGGGTACGAAACCATGTTCCTCCCGTTGATGCCAACTGATCTGAGAAGTGATAATCATCAACGTCTCAGAGAGAAAGTTGCATCGTTTGTCCACAACGGTATAGTAATCACCAAAGTTTCCGAGGTAAAGGATGGTAGAGGATTTGCTCGCCTGTATGGATCAAAGACTGCTGAACGAACCGTTTATAACTTAGAGGTAGAGGATACCCACACATACCTTGCCAATAACTGTGTAGTTCATAATTGCGACACCTTCTTCGATGACGGTGACTGGCTCACCATCGAGGAGATTGATGCTCGCATTGAGAAAACCATTTCAGACTACTTTGAAGGAGATGTTCCGCTTTGGGCCCGCGAACTGTGGGGTGGAGTTGGCGTGGAAGGCGATGCTGGTCCACAAGTACCACTTAAGAAAAGAGAAATGGTGCTGGTGGTCACCGGTGGCGAGCCCATGCTGCAAAAGAATCTTGTGCCCTTCCTGGAGTATATGAACAAACGATTTGACAAGACTCAGATCGAGAGCAATGGTACCATTGTGCAAAACATTCCCGCAGAAACCACATTGGTAGTAAGCCCCAAGTGCAGTGAAAAACACGGTGTGGCAATCAAATATCTGGAGCCAAGACCAGAGATGCTGGCCCGCGCCAACTGCCTCAAATTCGTGATGAGCGCGGATGCTGAGTCGCCGTACAGTGTGGTACCAGACTGGGCGCTGGCATGGCGTCAACAAACTTCAAACCCTGTGTTTGTTAGTCCGATGAACATTTATAATTCTGAGCCACAAAAAAGCAAGCAGCTACGGGCAAATACCAACCAGATTACCTTGGCAGAGCGCAGCACGGTCGACGAGGTAATTTCCTTTTGGGAAGAAGGATTGCTGAACATGCCTGAGAACCAGAAAAATCATGAATACACTGCTAGATTCTGTGCAAAACACGGATTGATCTTGAATTTACAGATCCATCTCTATGCAAGTCTGGCCTAAGGAGAATATACGCATGCATAAACCATTGTTACCTTTTGGATTTTGGCCCGGTCACTGGGGATTAAAGGGCAAAACTCGCGAGATTGCCAAAGCAGAATATGAAAGCTCAACGCCCTACGAGCTGGACGTTAGGCTGCTAGAAATCAATCATGGTGATGATAGCGCAGCCATGGCCCGAGGCAAGCTGGACCTAGATCTCAAACACGGTTATCTCACGGATTATGAATACCGGCAAAAGCTAGCTGATATAGAAAATAATCATGATGACACGCTCGCCGCCATTGCCAAGCTAGACATAGATCTAGAACATAAAAAGATCACGCAACTGGAATATGATCGTAAAAAGGCTGACTTACTCGAAGAGCCTTGGGTAAGCATGCCAACCATTAATTGGGACCCTGCTGTCAGTAATAGGACTTATTTTCAGCTTGATTATAATGATTATTTTTATAAAAATCTCCTTGCAAATGGATACGAAGGTACCGAAGACGACGTTATCAACAAGTGGTTGAACGACATTTGTATCAGCATCATTGAAGAAATCAATGGTATGGAAGCCGAATTGGTTACGCCAACACGCAGGGCAGATTTAACGGACGATGGCGACGAATGATTTAAGCTTGACTACGATCTAACCAACGCTATAATAAATTATAGCAATCTGATCGGATCAAACATGTCACAGACTTACATCATAATTGATACCCAAAATTTATTCATGCGTGTGCGTCACGGTGTTAAAGCCCCAGACACCGAACAGCAACTGGCGTTGGCCCTGCACATTATCTTCAGCAGCATCAAAAAGGTATGGAACCAATTTGATGCTGCCCACACGGTATTTTGTTTGGAAGGTCGCAGCTGGAGGAAAAATGTCTATGCACCTTATAAGGCCAATAGAAAAGTAGCTGCAAACAAGCGCTCTCCTAGAGAAGTTGAAGAAGATACCATTTTCTTTGAAGTCATGGACGAGTTTGTGCAGTTTGTTAGCAAAGCAACCAACTGCACGGTTCTTCGCCATCCAGAAGCTGAAGCAGACGATATGGTCGCACGTTGGATTGGTTTACATCCAAACGACACACATGTGGTCATCAGCAGTGACAGTGACTTCCAGCAATTGATTGCTGATAATGTGATGATCTACAATGGAATTTCAGGGTTGTTGCTGACCAAAAATGGAATTTTTGATAAAGATGGTAAGATTGCCAAAAACAAACATGGTGTTGACTTAGCTGTTCCAAATCCTGAATGGCTTCTGTTTGAAAAGTGCATGCGGGGAGACGATGGCGACAACGTGATGAGTGCATTCCCTGGTGTGCGCACGAAAAAGCTACAGGATGCATACGAAGATCGTCATAACAAAGGATTTGCCTGGAACAATTTAATGCTGAGCAAATGGACGGATCACGAAGGCGTTGAACACAGGGTCAAGGACGACTATGATCGAAATCGTTTGCTGATTGATCTTCAACAGCAACCTGCTGATCTAGCTGAGAAGTTTGATGAAACGGTAAGGACCAGCATCGTAACGGATCCCCGGCGGCAGGTCGGTCTAGCACTGATCAAGTTTTGCAATCGGCACGGGTTGGTTAAGATTGAAAAAACCAGCGCAGAATATAGCCCGTGTTTCAGTTCGGTATACGCCGGGACCTTGTTATCGTCTGCCGCGCAGGATTTGGATTAGGAGACAATAAGAAAATGGCAGCAAAATATAGCCTTAAGCCGCTGGGAGATAACAGTTGGTTGTTGTTGGCAGATGGGGATCGCCTTGGGCTTGTAAATGAGATTGATGGCAAAATCACCGTAATTGGAAAGATTGAACCAAAATCATATGAAAGCATATCTGCATTAGAAAAACATCTGGGCAGTAAGATTACAATTGAGGAGATTACAGTACTTACCAAGGAACCGGTCTCAGGAGATATCAATGGCTATCCAATCAAGCATTCATCCTATTCAAATGTAGACCTGGAACCGTTTCCTAGCTATACCAAAACCGAGCGTACCAAGGAAAGATATGCAGCAGGGTATTGGGCATTGAAATTCCAGCAAGGATGGACACATGCATTTTGTCCACGATTGTCTACCCTAGCAGAGTACGATAACATCGGTCCGTATACAACCAGGCTGGAAATGTTGCATCAAATATCACAAAAAAACAAGGAAATTCAGTTATGAGCACCGCTGCACTGGAAGTTT